ATCAATACAAGAGGAAGAATTGAATAATAACTTCCCAAATGGGGATTTATGGAATGAGTTAGAATCTTTGATTTGGAAGATTGAAAACCCACAATCAGAAATTGAACACGGAGATTTTAACGATAAATCATCAACTTCACATTATTAATAAAATACGCCTCCCATGCCTATCATCGATGCACACTTGGGAGGTTTTTTACTTTTAAAAACAGACAAAGCAGATTACTTTTTCAGTGAGTCAATATTAAAATCATCAATAATAACCGTTATAATAAATGAGTAACCACATGACAAAAAAGAAAAGCAACGCAGGACGACCCGCACTAATCGACAAGATTCGGGTCGTCTTGCTCGTCTCAGGACAAGACAACGCTAACGAGTTGATTCGGATAGCGAAAGGGATGCAGGTTTATGAACCAAAAAAGTCAAAACTATGATTGTTAATGAGCTAAGAATAGGTAACATCGTTCGACAATTAGGTACTTTTACCGAGAGCACCGTTACTACTATTGACAGTGAAAATCAAACTATTTCAACTTTATATGTATCTGAAAGGACTGTGAATGACTTTGATGGTGTCTTGTTAACTCATTCAAAATTACTAGAGTTTGGATTTAGTAAGGTAGAATCTGACTTGTATGTATTGAACGGCTATTTCGCTTCATTTGATGCGGATCGTCCTTTATGGATTGGAAAGAATGGTTGTTGTGAGCGTGAAACGATAAAAGAGGGTTTAATATTTGTTCACCAACTTCAAAATATATATTTCGCATTAACTGGAAACGAACTTAAAATAATCGAAAAACCATGATTACAACACTACTATTGATAGCAATCGCACTAATCGTGTGGTGCTTCATTTTATGCCTTAATTGGCAGCCAAAATATTTCGTTGCTAAAATCGGCGAATATTGGTATATTTGTTACGAAGACTTAAAGCATATTGATGAGGTGTATAGAGTTGCGAAATTCGATAATATTCAAGATGCATTGAGAGAGCTTAAAAATTACGAAAGATGAAAGTATTGATTTACATATTGGCACGATTACTCAAAGCACCTTTGTTTTGGGTTCCAATCAGTCCGTATAAACGTTGGAAGTTCAAGCAGTCATATTTCAAGCATGACTTGTATTTTGTGACTTTTTGCGCTTTTTGTTTTTCGATCATTTACATTCTTGGATTTTGGATAGGTGTTCCGGTTTCAATCTTTATTTTGACTTTGTTTTTTCTAACCAAAATTAGTGAGTAATGGGTGTTTTTGAAAAAGGAAACCAATTTTGGAAACAACGGTCAAAACACGGTAGGGACGCGTTATTTGCATCCCCCGAGTTGCTTTGGGAATCCGCATGCGAGTACTTTGAGTGGTGTAATGAAAACCCTATTATTGTCACAAAATCAACATCAAGCACACAAGGCAGTAGCAACGAAGTAAAGGAGCATCAAAGACCATTCACAAAGCAAGGTTTGTTCTTTTATTTGGAATGCTCAGATGATTGGTTGCGAAATTTCAGGAAGTCATGTTCGAGCGATTTTTTACGGGTCATTCACGCAATTGAGCAAACTATCGAGAGTCAACAGATAGAACATGCCATGGTTGGTGTATTCAACTCAAATCTTGTCGCACGTATCCAAGGTATAAAAGATCACTCCGACCTAACCACCAACGGCAAGGAAGTGAATACAATAATAAATCTAGGTCAAGGAGTGAATCCGAATGAAACTACTAATTAAACAGGAACACGCAGTTTACTACCTGAAAGACAACGTTACTTCTGAGGTTGTATTTGGTGGTGGTGCGGGTGGAGGTAAGTCTGCGCTAGGTTGCTTGTGGTTGATTGAGTGTTGCCAAAGGTATCATGGCTCACGTTGGGTCATGGGAAGGTCAAAATTAAAGGCGCTCAAAGAAACAACGCTTAACACGTTCTTTGAGATAGCTTCAAAACTAGGTATTACAAATCAATTTATTTTCAACGCACAATCGAATGTAATTAAATGGAACAATGGAAGCGAGATAATTTTGAAGGACTTATTTTTGTATCCATCGGATCCAGAATTTGACAGTCTTGGTTCACTTGAAATAACTGGTGGATTCGTTGACGAGTGCAACCAAATCACATCTAAGGCGTGGCAAATTCTTAAATCACGATGTCGTTACAAGCTGAAAGAATTTGGATTAATTGGTAAATTACTTGGTACTTGTAATCCTGCCAAAAATTGGGTTTACGGTAATTTCTATAAGCCTTATAAGAATTCAGAACTGCCCGTTTATCGAAAATTTATCCAAGCGTTACCGAAAGACAATCCTCACTTGCCACAAAGTTACTTGGATGCGTTGTCGCAAATGGACAAGTCGTCACGTGAAAGACTGCTGCACGGGAATTGGGAATACGACGACGATCCAAATGCTTTGTGTGGAATAGATCAAATCAACTCTATTTTTGAAAACAACCACGTTCAAGGTGGCAATAAGTATTTGACCGCTGACATTGCACGTATGGGTAGCGACAAGGCGGTCATATTTGTTTGGGAAGGTTGGAAGGTCGTCGAAAAGGTTTCATTTGAGATTTCAAAAACTACTGAAATTCAGAATGCTATTAACGCACTTCGTATCAAACATCAAATTCCTAAAAATCGTAGCGTTGGCGATGGCGACGGTGTTGGTGGTGGTGTAATTGATAACACGGGAATCGTTGAGTTCAACAACGGATCAAAGGCTTTGAACGGTGAGAATTACCAGAACTTACAAACGCAATGCTTGTACTATCTAGCCGACCGGATTAATGCGTACGAATTATATTTAGCCTGTGATTTCGGAGAGAAAGAGAAAGAAGAGATAATACAAGAATTGGAATACTTGAAGTCCTATAAATCGGATGAAGAGGGCAAGGTTCGGGCGTTGCCAAAGGATGTAATTAAGGAACACATTGGGCGTTCACCCGATTGGCGGGACGCTTTATTAATGCGTAGTTATTTTGATTTAAAACCAAAAAACAGCGCACCCACAAGTAGTAAATCGTTTAAAAAGTAGAATATGAAAAGCAAGCAATTAGTATTGGCAGGAGTGATCGTAGCAGTTTTGGGAATCGGATATTTCGTTTATAAGGACTATCAAAAAAAAGAGTCATTGCGTCAATGGTTGAAGGTTCAAAATGCGCTTGATTCCATGGATGCGGTAAAGGTCGATTTCAATGATTACAATTAAGGTAAAAAAAGGTTGGTTTCGCTCTGTTTCGTTGGTTATACCTTCGGGATGGAGCGATCTTACATTTAGGCAATTTGTGCAATTACTCGAGTGCGACGACGAAACGAAAGCGGTAGAGATTCTTACGGGTCAAAATATCACTATCCCCGAATCAATGTATCCGTACTTCGATTTTTTTCGGGAAAAATATGATTTGGATGAAATACAACCATTGCACTATTTACCTTTTGGCGGTGAAATTTTCGAAGTTCCAAGCATATTTGGGGAGTCTTTCGGAAAAAAAATAAAGTTGAAAATGTATTTGGAATCAAAGTTTGAAATATCCAAGATTCATGAGGTGGTTAGTGTGTATCTACCGTTGACAAATGAGCAGTTGTACGCTTGCAACTTCTTTGATTTGTACGCTGTGTACGTCAATATAGTAAATCAATACAAGTCAATCATTGAAAATGAAAATAGAGCTTTATCTTTCAATCCTGACCATATCCAAGTAATGGCGGGAATAAAAAACTTTGCTGAATTTGGGGACTTCAACACCGTGGATATGATAGCAAAGGAGTATAATTACACACATGAGCAGGTCGAGAATCTTGAATATTCAACGATATTCCTTATCTTGCGAAAAAAAGCGGTAGAGGATGCATTTCAAAAGAGTTACGCAACCTTAAAGCGCACAATGAAAGAGTAGTTATGTCAAGGATTAACGCAATATTGGAGCAGTTTTCAGCGGATATCATGCCTGAGATTCTTACGGCTTCAAAACGTTTTGCCCCAACGGTAACATCAGAGTTGAAAACAAACGCCAACGGCACTACGTTGACTATTTCGGGAAGTCCTTACTTGTCTACTCTGTGGGAGGGTCGCAGACCGACAAGCCCAAGTGCACCGAAAGGATCACCAACCTTACAACAGATATTACTCGAGTGGATAAAATCAAAATCAATTGTACCGAAGGCATTACCGAATGGCAATATTCCAACACTTGAACAACTGAGTTGGGCAATGGCTAAATCTATGCATAAGAAGGGTGATTTGCTTTACCAACGAGGGGGAAAAAACAACAGCTTCGATTACGTCTTTACAAAATCAAGGATTGACGGCTTGATTAACCTACTGAGTGATGAAGCGTTTAAAAATTTAGAAGTAACAATCAAAAATACAACGATATAATGGCGATTACACTAATAAGAACACCGATTGTCAAAATAGGTACTTCGACTACTGACAGCACAGTGAACAACGTACACCAACCGATTTGGTTTGTGTTCAAACGTGAGGATTTTCAAATATCTAGCATTTCAAACGACGGTGGAAAAGTTAAGATAACTATTGCCGGGACACTTAATGAGTTCGACGGGGTTGTTGATGACTACCTTCGCTTGGTCACGAATCAAGTTGGCTACAATGGTACATGGAAGATACTAGCTTTGACAACTAACACCGTAACGATTGATTTGAATTACGTGACAACGGCAACGGGCTATTTCAATATGCTTGGGCGTAAGAATTGGTACATAGAGACAAGCATAACGGTTACTCTTCCAGATAACAGTATTGTGATTGCTGGAAATCTTGAGACACGTCAAAATTTAAACGATGAAGTTAGAGTGAATGTTGCACCGCTTCTAAAGCCGTACGTATCTATGAATGACAATTTCAATTACAGCACATTCGCATTTACAGACATTTACGAGAGTAATCAGTACCGATTTGCATACAAAGAGGTGTACGTTGGGTCTACTGAAGTCGAGGTGAAAGATAGCACTTATCACTTTGTTAACTCAATTAATCAACCACGCTACCGAAGTGGCTCAAATATGGAGTATTTTATGGTTGGCGACGAAAACAATTTGATTAAATGGTTGACGCCATTCATTAAACCAACAGCATTCAAGGGCTTTCCTTTTTGCATGAGTTTCATTAATTTCACAGATCGTTTCGGCTTGGTTCAAACTGAAACAAACAACGGTACATCAATTGACACATTGGTTACATCGGACAAGCCCTATATCAACCGCACAATGTTGCCAACCATGGACACGTCAACGGGTGGTGAAATAGATGTGGTGTTAAGGGTCAATAATGAGGGGACGTTTGTAAATGTATCTGAAACTATTACCGTGGATTACGATACGGAATGTCACAAGAAACCTATTTACCTAAACTGGCTTGACACAACGGGAGGTCGTGCATTTTGGCTTTTCGACCGTGTTCAAACGGTAAGCGTTGAGACGGCGGTAGGTGATACATTTGAGCCATTGGTAAATGATTTGGCTACGCAACAAGGTGATATATTTGAGGTTGAACGAACGGCAGGGAATCGCTTAGTGTTGACGACGTACACAACGATCGAAAAGGCAAAAGGTATCAAGTCGATGTTATACTCGCTTAACGTGTTGATGCTTGTAAATCCAGAAACGTGGGAAGACGACGGAGTTATTTGGGAAGCGGTTAGACCGTTGCCGGGAAGCTACCAATTGTACAACACGAATGAAACACACACATCGCTTACGGTGACGATCGAGTTAATTGCAACTAACATTCAAGGCAGGTAGTTATGCAAAAAAATGAGTTAATTGTAAATGGTGTATCACTGGACTTGGCGCCAAACACAATCGTTGGTATCACATACCAAGCAAATAACATTGGTGAAATTCAAAACAGACAAGGGGACTATTCGAACACTTTCAAATTGCCGTTTACCGAAAAGAATCGTGTGTTTTTTGAAAATGCTGAAAACGTAAACTCGGGAACACTTATCCCCTACCGAACATTCACAGCAAGTTACTACGAATCAGGACTGCCGATCATTCGGGACGGTGTTTTGACGCTCGTTGAAACGGACAACGGATATTCTGTTAGGCTAAATTCTGGGAACACCGATTTTTTCAAGTTACTTGGGGATGCTACGGTTGGCGATCTATACGCTGGCGAATCGCACGTTATGAACTTCGATACTATAATAGCATCGTTGGATGAGTCACAAAACTACATCTATCCAACCGTTGACTTTCGAAAATACCCCGAAGAATCACCATTACCGTTATGGAGTGATGGAATGGACGTCCGTTGGTTTCGACCTTTTTTGTTCGTTAAAAAGATTCTCGAACGAATGGCAGATGTGTACGATTACAATATTGTCGGGTCGTTTGTTGATTCCGATATTTGCCAAAAGTTGCTTTTCAGTCCCGATAATTGCGTGAACGATGAAAGTATAACATACGACTTCTTTTCGTCAATTGACATTCCAGACTACGTGCTGTTAGGTACTATTCCCGAAGCACCGACGGGAGATTCTTTCACATATTTCGAAGAGGTCAATTCGTCACCAAACACAGAATTAACAGCTACGGTTGGAGGCATCACAACCCCAATTGGAGGTGCTGGAACAATGAAATTGAAATACGACTTTCAGGCTTTCATACGAATGACCGATGATCCAATAATCGAGTATGATAGACGGAAGGGTATCACGGTTGAAATATTGAAAGTAGGCACGGGTGTAATAGCATCAGACGTTTTAGTTTCGGATTCATTATATGCCGAAGATTGGTTTTATACGGCATTAGGTACACTCAATTTGCCATATACCGTCAACGAGGGCGATCAGTATTTTGCTCGTGTTTTGTTTGAGATTCAAGAAGCAGACAACACGGGGTTTGATTTTGGATTTAACACGGCAGGCTTGTTTGAGTTGACGTTTATTCCAGATGTCAACATGAACTACGGATCAATTGTCTTGCTTCAAAATTGCTACACGATGAAACAAAAGGACTTCTTAAAGGACTTAATGAACATGTTCTGCATTTTGCCACAAACGAACACATTCACACGGACTATTTCATTCAACTTTTTGGATGATTTACTTGTGAAAACTGGCAACGCCTTGGATTGGTCAAGTAAAATAGACACACGGCAAATCAACGTAACCTATCGATGGGGTGACTACGCTCAAAAAAACAACTTCTTGTATAAAGATGTGCCGAATGTAATCGACTTTTACCAACCAAGCTACGGGAGGGGTTGGTTTTTTATTGACGATCAAAATTTGCCAATTGAAAAAACGGTAGTTCAGTTGAACACATCAGCAGTAGAGATGAGCGCAGATGCTTTTATCTGTTCAATTCAAGCTGTAGAACCTTTAACGGGCGAATGGTCGAATCCAAACAACCGTTTTCTAGTTTTGGATAGAAAGCCGTATTCAGAGGACTATTATAAAACGTTGATCGATACATACGGCAACACGTATTTCGATGAAAACCCTGTTATTCCTTATTTCTTTTTTGGGGATCAAAGTCTTGGATTCACTTGGGGAATCACGGATGAACCAAAAGGGTTAATTGATAGGTATTACAAAGTGATTCAGCAGGTCAATTATAAATCAAAATACATTGAAATATTCGCATTCCTTAACTCAAACGACATTCGAAATATTGATTTCACTATTCCAATATTCTTGAATGTTCAACACAAGAAAGTCAACATTAATGGTTACTTTTACTTAAATATTGTGAGTCAATACAGAGGTGGTTTAACCAAGATTGGACTTGTGAGATTGTGATAAAAAAAAGGTCGAGACTCCACATCCCGACCTTTCAAACTTAAACCTAAAAAAAAATTGCTGTAAACTACGTGACAAATATACAATTTATCCGTGTAAAATGGCAGATGAAAGAACAATTATTTTTAAAGTCGATGCTGACACGTCGGGACTGAAAAAACAAGCCGAACTTGCGAGCGCCGAAGTTCAAAAAATCAAAGCGTTGCAGTCTTCTATGCTGGAGGGAAAGACTAAGGACGAGCAAGCAAGCATTAAGTCTTCGGTTGCGTATATGAAACTGAATGAGTCATTACGCCAAAATCAAAAGGCGTTGAAAGATTCGACTAGCGCACTTGTGATTAATGAGCAATTAGCGGGCAAATCAAGCCTTACAACCATTGAACAGGCACAAGCGCAAAAGGCGTTGGCAGTAGCTTACAACAACTTGACCGAAGAGCAACGATTAAACACAAAGGAGGGTCAAGAAATCACGGCGCAATACAAAGCGATGAATGACTCACTCAATAGCACATCGTTGGCAGTTAATGACGGGCGTAGAAACGTAGGGCTTTACTCTAATTCGCTCAAGGAAATCAAAGAAGAGTTGAAGGCTATGCAGAATGTAATGGCCGGGACGGATGCAAATTCGGATGAATACATTAAGGCAAGCGAACGAGCGGGTGAACTTCGGGACAAGCTGAAAGAAGTAAAGGAGAACACCAACGCACTAGCTGGAGGTAGTGGTTTTGAGAAAATGTCAAACACTATCGGAGGTATTCAAGGCGATTTGGCAAACCTAGATTTTGAGGGGGTTGCCGAAAAAGCAAAGACGTTGCAGGAAGTGAGTTCAAAAATGACTTTCAAAGAGGTTATTGGCGGGGTCAAGTCGATGGGATCGGCGTTCGTTTCGCTCGGTAAAGCATTGCTCGCAAATCCTTTGTTTTTATTGGTGGCTGTAATCGGTGCGGTAGTAGGTGCATTGGTCTATTTCTCCCAAGAAGAGGAGACCGCAGAAGCCGAAACCGAAAAATTTAATCGAACCATGGAACACCAAAATGCCGTATTTGATCGCAATAGTGAAATGCTTCGACAAAATGCAAAGCATCGTCTGGAAATGGCAAAGGCGCAAGGTAAATCGACTAAAGAAATTCAGCAGATTGAACTTCAAAATTTAGCACAGGAAGAAAAATTGAGACGTGAAAATTTGAAGAAAAACAAGGAGCAGTTGATGGAAAAGAAACGGCTTTATATGTTGTCGTTGAAAGAAGGTAACGATGAAAATGCGAAGAAGTTACATGAAGAAATTCAGCAGGATAAAGAAGCTATTGCGGATTTGAAATTGGGCAGACAAAAATACTATCAAGACCGAAAAGTCATGCTTATCAATAATGAAAATGCATTGAAAAAAGAGCGTGAGGAAGCGACACAAAAAGAACTTGAAAAACAGAAGGAAATCGAAGAAAAGGCGAAGGCAAACTATGAAGCATACAAGCAACGCAAGCAGGCCGAACAACAATTAGCGAAAGAGATTGCGCAAAACATCGCACAAGTAACGAGTGAAGCACAGGCGCAGGATTTAGCGAATCAAGAGGCTACATTAAACGCACAAATAGACTATCGTAAGAAGGTTGCTCAATTGACTATTACGAATGAAAAAGAACTTTCGCAAACACTGATCGACCTTGAAAATGAAAGGGCAGCCGAAGTATCAAAAATAAACGAGTCGAACAGGATTCTTGAGATTCAAAATATTCGAAATGCTTCACAAGTTGAAATTTCGGAGTTAAAAGGTAGTAAAGAGAAGGTAGCAGAACAAACAGCACTAATCAACAAGCGTACAGCGGAAGAGATTGAAGCGGTAAATATTGAGTTTTCGAAGCGTTCGCAAGATTTGGAGGTTCAAAAATTGGAGCAACTCAAGAAAATTGAGGATCAGAAATTGATTGATGCGAAGGATGCGGATTCGAAGCGATTGATTGACGTTGAAGCGCAGATACAAGATGAGTTGAACGCAAATCGTTCGGCAACGCAAAAGCAAATTGAGCTTGCGATCGAAAAGAATCGACAAATACAAGCCGACGACACCAAATCCGCTGAGGAAAAAAAGCTATCAGAAGCCAAAACGGAAGCCGAAATAACAGCTATCAAAAAAGCTGAAGCCGACAAGCAAATTGAGATTGACAAAATTGCGACCGAAAAAAGGAAGGCAAACCAACAAGCCGTAGTTGACGCTTCGAAGCAACTTGTTAGCGACTTATTTGCAATTCAACAGAATCAAATCCAGCAAGATTTGGAGAACACAACGAACGCAAATAACGAGAAACAAAATGAGTTGCAAAAGCAATTTGATAACGGACTGATTTCATCACAAGACTACGAAGCGAAAAAATTAGCATTGGAAAACAAGTCACGGGAAGAAGAGCGGAAGATCAAAAAGAAGCAATTCGAAGCGGGTCGCCGTGCAAGTTTGATTGAAGCAACAATTGCAACCGCAATAGCTGTGGCACGCGCGTTGCCTAATCCTGTTCTCGCAACTTTAGCGGGTGTTCTTGGTGCGTCACAGATTGCAGTGATTGCAAGCCAACCAACTCCTGCGTTTGCTGATGGAGGTAAAGTTTTGAGCGGTCAAAGAATCGGTTACGGCGACGGTAAACGTGTGTATAGATCAAATGGTGACAATTTGCTGGCAACGGTAAAAACAGGCGAAGTGATCTTGAACGAACGCCAACAAAGTATGCTTGGTGGTAGATCGACCTTTGCAAAAATCGGAGTTCCCGGATTTGCAGACGGTGGGTTTGTTGGTTCGTCAATTGCTAGTGGTGTAGATGGTCAAATCAATAGTGAGAATGCTTTGATTGATGCCGTTCGTAATATGCCAAATCCAGTTGTAGCGGTTACCGATATAAACACAGGTCAAAGCAAATACGCAGATGTAATTGAAAGCGCAACTATATGAAGGTGATTGAATTAATTGATGAATTGAAAAATTCGGGACAGTTGGGCGAGTTGGTTAAACTTGGATTTGTCCATCCCTCTGTAATTGTGAATAGGAATATGTATCACGCCTACAATGCTAGGGTAGTCACCACGGGATCAAAGATGCAAGCAATGCAGGATGTTGCGGAAAACTTTGGTGTTTCGTTTGAAAGCGTTCGGCTTGCTCGTAGAACGATGGATTTTGAATTTGTTAGACAAGACTAACAACGTGTGTTGTATTAGTCTATTAATTTTGCTTCTATGATTGGAAATGTACATATAATCGGACAAATCGGAACGACTTACAAGGAAGACGGAACAATTGACGTTAAAGGCGTGGAATTGGTCGATGTGGTTTCGCAGATTGAGCCGTTAATCGGTTACGATGTAATCAACGTTTGGATTAATTCGGGCGGTGGTTTGGTTTCGGTAGGTAACGACATTCACAATTACCTTTCAAATATCCCGAACGTTGTAACGATCGCTGACGGGTTTTGTGCTTCAATCGCAACAAAAATTCACCTTTCCGCACCAATCCACAACCGTAAGGTAGTTGCGGGTACGCAGTACATGATTCACAATCCTTTGCTGCCAGAAATAACGAACGCAAACGTGAACGACTTGAAAGATGTAATTGAGGTTCTTGAGCCGATGCAAAAGGATTTGGTTAAAACCTATGTAGATGCAACGGGAACGAGTAAAGAAGCGATTCAGTCACTTATGAACGTCGAAGCAAGTTTAACCGATGAGCAGTTAATTAGCCTTGGTTTCGTTAGTGAAATAATCAACAAAGTTCAATTGAAAGCGGTTGCTTTCGTTGATTTAGAAAACGTAAAAAATAAACAAGCAGATATGAGCAAATCAAACATCAAGCTATCGCTTTACGCTAAAGCAATGGCAATGGTAAAAGGTCGTGAAGTAGTGGCTGTAATTCAGGAGGTTTCGCAAGGAACGATTGAAACGCCATTTAGCGACATTATGGTTGGCGACCCTATTATGTTAGGGACTGAGCCAGCACCAGCAGACACATACACGTTGGAAGACGGAACACAATTAGTGGTAGTTGAAGCGGGTATCGTTGGCGAAATCGTAACACCTTCAGGGGAGAGTGTAGAATATACAGAGTTACAAGAAGAAATTATGGACTTGAAAGCACAAATCGAGGATTTGAAAGCGCAAGTTTCAGAACGTGACGGTGTGATCGCTCAAATGAATGAGTCACACGAAGCCCTTGAAACAGAGCACAACGCTACGCTTGAGGTGATGAATAGTTTGAAGTCTAAAACTTCGATTTACACACCGCCCGTGAATAGTGTGCGTGCGCCAAAAGAAGCTACTAGCAAAGTTGTTTCGTTAGCAGAAAGACGTGCTGAAATTCAAGCAAGAAAGAAAAAGTAATCAACCATTCAAAAAATAAAAAGACATGGCAATTTTTGATCCAAATGATCTAAACTTCAACGGAGAAGAGATCAAATCAAGTGCAGAAGCGGTATTTATTTCCGCATTCGCACCAAACGCAGTGAGTGACCTACTTACGGTAGTAAGTGGCATCAAGGCGAAAAAACAAATCGCAATTTTAGGACGATTCAATTCGTTGCTTGGTAAAGGTGCAGGAGAGTGTGACCCAGTAGGGCGTGAGGTTTCAACACCTATGACTCAAAAAATTTGGGATCCAGCGACTATTTCGGATAGACTATCTTACTGCTGGACTCAGTTGCAAGACACGTTCTGGATTTGGGGGACTAAAAACGGAATTGAAAAAGCAGATTTGACGGCAACGGACTTCTTGTTGTACATCGAAGAATTGTTATCAACTGAGTTAATCGAAACGTGGATGCGTATCGCTTACTTTTCTGACAAAGATGCGGAATTGGTATCTGACGGTGGTGTGATTTCAAACTCAGTTACGGCTGGGGGCTTGGTATTCTTCAACCGTATCGACGGAATCTGGAAGCAATTGTTTGCTATCGCTACTGCCGACGCAAGCCGTAAAACTGCGGGGTTAGCCACTAAGAACGCAGGTGCATCTTATGCGTTGCAAGCATTCAACTCTACCGACACAACCAACAAAGTTGTGATGAATTTGATGTTCAATATGGAAGTTGAAGCGGATAGCCGTTTGACTTCTAAAGAAGGTTTGAGAATCATGGTCACTAAATCGGTGTACGATCAGTACAGACGTGAGTTGACGTTTGCAAACATTGCTTACACAACAGAGAGATTGGAGAACGGAATGATGCAAATCAATGCGGGTGGTATTCCGGTTGTTTGTGTTGAGTTCT